TTAGCACACCGCCGCGCAGCACAAGGTGGTGAAAAGAATAAGGCCTCCCAACCTTTCAGGCAGGAGGCCGTAGTATTCCCTCATCGCTATTGCGCCTACGCAATCCCATTTGCACAGTTTAGTTTGGGCTGTCCACTTTAACAAGCTCTTAAATTTGAGTTTTCGTTTATTCATAAAAACATCAGTAATAACAATGGTATTGCCATTAATGCGCCAAATAAAGAAACCAGCGCTGCAAGGCAACCCAAACCCTTTGATTTCTTTGCCTGATATGTTTTTCTGGATTCATGAACATACTGTTTCTTATATTGAGGAAATTCGTACATTTTTTGCTGATTAATGGGCGTTCCAATAACATCGTGAAGAAATTTCGCGGCACTTGTAGGAGTCGGAAGTGACTTGTCGGCAACGAGATCTGCATATGTTTTATTATCTGTATGCCCCAGCGCTACGATTACCGGTATCTTGCTATGATAAATTGCCTCTACCACCTCTATGGAGTTAAACACCTCAAATTCTTTTGGTTGTCCACCACCACGGACTAACATGATAACATCGTAAGATTTATTTGACGCTTCCGTAATTCCGTTCGCAATACTTACTTTGTCGTTTAGTCTCACAGGTACAACTTCAAGATTAATTCCTGGTCGATCTTGTAGAACTATCTCAATATCCTTTATAACCTGCGATTTTTCAGAGGTAACTAAAGCGATCCTGCATGAAGCTTTGCCACTCATTTTGGTGAAATCATATTGATATCGATTTAGAAATCCACGGTTTTGAATCTCTTTCCATACTTTTTCTTTTTCCAACACCCAATCTGTTTTTCCAACCTCAGAACATGAGGATACACGAAATTGATAAAAACCAAATTTCGGTTTGTTGGTTATTTCGAAACAACCAACAAATTGGTACATATGATGTAATTCCAACCTTTTTGCTTCTGTTACAGGTACTATTAATTGTAACTTTAGTCCTTCAGGATCAGTTACATCAACATACTGATTGGATCCGAAAAATTTTGGGTTTATATGTGTCACTTCAGCGCAAAAGCTGTATTTTTTTGTTTTTAATTGTTCTCCAACCGCTTCCCTTATATGGTTTTGGACATCCATAAGTGCATCGGTTAGTTTTACAGTCGATCCTGACATTCTTCAATTTCCTCCTGTGTCTAATACCACCATTTTCCCAAAAATAGGATATCGGATGATTTTAATGGCAACAAGGGAAACCTAGCGACAACATTCGACAAAAAAATAGAAACCCGCCTCTGAGAGACGGGCTCTTTACTTACCAGGCTACTTCTTGAATACATTCCGGCACATCGTTCTTCGGGTTGCCGACAATGGCCGAGACCGGGTATGCTCTCATCTCGCTTGCGTCATAAGGGGCCAAAAGGGATTTCAGTAGATTCGCGTCAAAGTGGTCCCTGTCAAGCCATAGCGATCTATCTTCCCGCCGCAGAATCACCGGCATACGGTCGTGGATGTCCGCCACTAACTCGTTGGGCTGGGTGGTGATGATGGTGCAGGTGCTAACCTTGCGACCGTCGGGAGCTATCCATGTATCGTACAGGCCAGCGAAGCCAAACGGTTCTCCGTTCCGCATGGTAATTCTCATCGGCTGTTTACCTCGGTCCATCTGCTTCCACTCATAGAATCCATCTGCCGGGATCAGGCACCTCTTCCTCTCAAAGAGTCGCCGGAATGCCGGTTTCGCCGTCAGTGTTTCGGCGCGGGCGTTGATCATCGAATACCCGATTTTCTCGTCTTTCGCCCATGACGGTACCAGGCCCCACCGGAGTTGACCGACCCTTCGCTTGCCGCCGTCAGCAATAATGGCCGGGATCATCTGGCCTGGCGCTATGTTGTAGCGCGGATGCCAGTCGAAAGGGAGGCTGTCGATCTGAAACTCGCTCATAAACATGAGTGGATCTGCAAAAAGTGAAAAACGGCCGCACATGGGTATCCCTCCTACAACCATCTTACCCCTGCGCAAGGCAAAAAATAAATCCCCCGCCGCAGCGAGGGTGTCGTGATGGGGAGGATGCTACTACAGGATTATGCACTATCATCTGCCATGCTATCCAGCCGCTTTTGGGCCTCCGCTCGCAGCTTGTTTTCGTGGATCCGGAAGAGATGGGTTTCCCCGCGCTGCCGCCACATGACAAAGTGCTCGCCTCGGTCCATGACAACGCCCAGGATCGAGACGCCGGCGCGCGCCAACTGCCGGTACTCTTCTTTTGCCCGTGCGTTGGCGGTCATGGCAAGTGAGTGAAGATGGTTGGCGTATTGGGCTGGGAACCGCACCGGGGCCGTTTCGATCCGGGATTTGTCATGCTGCAGGTAATTCACAAGCTGGCACCAAATCAGCCAGGAATAGACTAGCTCATGAGGGTTCATGGGATCACCAAAAGGAACGTTTGTTCCTATTTTATGTGATCAGGTGGGGGACATGCAAACACAAAAAGAAGCCTCCCTTGAGAGGCCCCTTCATCAATTCGGCTTATTTTTTTCTTTAAGCTGATCAAGTTGTAATTTGAGTTTACCGATCTCGGTCTCACGATCCCAAATTACACTATTCCGACCACCAATAACCATTTCTTTACGCAACAACACTTCGTTCATATCATATTTGAATCGAAACAAGAGTGGTTCACCAGTTTCTTCATCTTTGCAATACATGTCAACGATAATTAGGCCATCCCTCTTATATAGTGAAACCTCATCGTAATTTTTCAATGATATGTTGTTTGCAAGTACAAAAGGAGGAACGCCTTTATTGGCTAACAAGCGACCAAGCTCTTCTTGGAGTTTCTTCGCTTTTTGATTCATTTCATATCCCCTCCTTTCACTTTAAGTAATTTTATATCCTTTGTTCCAAATAATCTAGATTTTTTTCAGCAACAGGACGTGCATTCCTATAATCTTCAATGCTCCATTTTTCCCGTGGATACCCGATATAGCGGCGTAAATAATCATTTATGAATTTGACACAGAATCCGTCTAGTTTCATTTCCTTGTCACGAGGTTTTCCAAAACGAATTGCAATTTCTCCAGCAGGAGCCTTTGGGTCTAATCCCTTGTTCATAATGATTTCAGCAACTCTCTCTTGAACAAACACGGTTAGTTCTCTCCGAAGCTCTTTGAGTTCAAGATCAGGCCGTTTCGACTTGGTAATGTTTTCAAATGTTGAACCTTGTAACAGTTTTATGAGGTCGTCAGTAATAGGTATCCCTTTTTCTTTTAGGCTTTCCACTGCCTCATCAGTCTTTATTTTGCTCTCTTCAAGAGCTCTTTCATACTCCCGAAGAATATTTTCGTCATCAATGAAGGTATCAACCGAAAAGCGGTATTCTTCTGATTGTTCTGCTATGCCGATATCCACTTTTGAAGGTTCCCTTTCCTTCCTATCGTCATCATCCTCCTCGTCCTCCGATTTATACGGTGACTTTTCTAAATCCTGAATAATCTCAGCCTTCTGCTGTTCTTTTTTATAATAATCCCATAGCTCTTCGAGATCTAAAGCACTGTGGTAAACCAAATGTGCAACATTATCAATTGAAGGATCTTTCGCATCTGGAATGGCTCGGAGCGCACGGCCTGCGAATTGAGCATAAGCAGACTTACTTCTGAATGGACGGAAAATAGCAGCAATTGAAATATAAGGGTGATCGTAACCTTCCCCTAGCATACCGACATTGACAATTGCATGAGTGCGATCATTATGGTAATCAGATTGGGCCATTTCAATCTCATCCGGTGCCATACCCGAATGAACAATTGAACAAGGGCAACCGTTTTCCTCATAAAGCTGTTTAATCTCTTTAGCATGCTCAATTGAACATGCCACAGCGATAATTTTATGAGGTACTCCAGTGGCATTTCTTTTTTCCTGCATTATCTCTATGCTGCGTTTTACAACGGAAGCACTGCAATGAGGCGAGTACGCTACAGTTCGAGAAATCCAATCCTGATCTTTAATTGCCAATACTTCATCAACTGTTAATTCCTTATCAATACCATCTACCCGAAAAGTAAGTTCTTCAGGAATAAACTCCTTTTTCACAAGATTTTTTACATACCCTTTGACCATTGCTCGCCCCAAAGAATAGGAATAAACTTCGTGAGCAACAATCTCTTTCCTATCCGATCGAAATGGAGTCCCTGTAATCTTTACTATTTTCGCTTCGTCAAAATACTGTTCCACCTCAACCCAGGAGTTAGCCGGAGAATGGTGCGCTTCATCAATAATGATCATATCGAAGAAGTCTTTTGGAACCTTTTTCAGCAAGGAACTGCCGTGGTGTTGCATAAGTCGATGAATATTGGTGATAACAATTTTTGCGTGACTCAAAGCATTTGGGTTGCCTTCGTACTCGATTACCTCAGGAAGGTTTTGGGGGATATTGATGACCTTTCTATTCCACCAGAAGTTATGTTCATATCTCGGGTCAAGACTGTCTGTAACCGTTCCTCGAATTGTTGTGTTCGGAGTAATGATCAAGACCCGCTCTTTTGCAATACCGTACGGAAGAATCGCCATTAAACCTGTTTTTCCTACACCTGTTGGCAAGTTAACAAGTGCTGGTACTGTGTTGCCTTCTTCAAAATATTCTTTAACCTTTCGGTAAGCTTGAATTTGTGGTTCCCTCAGATTTGGGTTGCCTTCTATGTGTGCAAAAGTAGTTTGAAAGTACATGTTAGCCCCCCTACAAATGTTTGTAGGTAATAAATACCACACATGTAACAAAAAACCTCCATTGATCTTAAAAATTCGACAATTGTTCATAATTTTTTTACTAACCAAAAAGCCCTCCACCGTTCACGGCAGAGGGCATCGTTGTTACTTCTGTTTGTTGGCAGCATCCACTTTTGCTTCGGCCAGCATGTAGCCGACGCAGCTGCCGACTGAACCGATCAACGCGACAACCTTGGTGGCGGTTCCCGCATCGGTCCCAAACAGCACCATACTGCTCGTCGCCACCCCGGCCAACAGGGCCCAGAACTTCCGAGAAGCGAGTTTTGTTTTCCAGTCGATCATCCGCTTGCCACTCCTTTACTTCGTATTTTGCGGTGGTTGACCGGATGCGATCCGCAGTATGTCGGCGATCTCACCGATCATTTTCCGCTTTTCTTCAGGTTCTTCGTAATACTCTTCCTTCAGCCAGGCAATGTACTGGTTAGCTTTCTCCGTGCACAGGAATGGTTTCATGTCCTCTTCCTCCTCCTTGGAAAAGTAATCCTGCAGGTACTTCGTTGGTTCGGTATCGCTGCCGAATCCCCCGGAAGGGCTGCATTTGAGACGTACTTCGTAGTGTAGATGCTCCCCGGTAGACTTACCGGTGCGCCCTTGCAGACCGATCACCTGCCCAGCTTTTACGCAGTCGCCTACTTTAACATGCGCTTTCGACAAGTGGGCGTACATATGCTGCACGCCGTACTTGTCCTTAATGGCCACAACCAATCCAAAGCCTCCATACCCGGTGCCTCTGACCCCCTCGGGCACTTCTTCGGCACGGATGACGGTTCCTGATACAAACGCTTCGATGGGTGCGTTCTTTCCACCTGTACGCTTGACCAGATCGATGCCTGTGTGTTTTTCTGTCTTCCCGGTGATCGGGCTTATACGCGGGCCGTACGTGCTTGTCACGCGATATGCTTCAAACGGATTCATCACGGCGCCTCTCCTCCCTCATCATCATGAACTGGCTGCGCAAACTTCTGCATGTTTTCGTTCTTCGCTTTCCAGTAGTACCAGCCGAGCGCTGTGGCGGTAGGCGCGCCGTAAAAGTCAGAAGCGCTGTAACGAGCGTGCCGATATCCGCCATTCCGCGCCTCACAGCCAGCAAAATAATCGCTGATACGAAAGCCACTCCAAAAAAATAGGTGGCCATGACGAGCGCCAAGACCACCTTAGAAAACTCTCTCTTCTTCCGCTTTTTCCGTTGGCTACGCTCGAATATTACGCGATCGAACATCATCCGTCACCGTCCAATCTGTCGATCCGCTTATGGGCCTGCTTGGCCGATTCTTCAACGCGTGTTACCCGCTCGGCGAGCTCGTCGATCCGCTTTACTTGATTTTTTTGCTCTACACGGATGTCATCAATACCTCGTTTGATGTAGTCAATGTCGACTCGCTGGATTGCGTCTGCGCTGGCTTGCTGGGCGATGTCCTGACGAATTGTCCTTGATCGTCCTGTCCAACCGAGTATGATACCGCTTAGTGCTGCGATGACGGATATGATCGCTGTCATCATAGTAAGTTCCATTTTTCCACCAGCTCTCTTTCAAAAGTGATGGGGAGCCGCAGCTCCCCTATGCCATTCTTACCAGTTGCTCCGATCGGGCCAGATCCGCCGGCGTCACGCGGCCCAGCACAGCCGGGCAGAGATCGACGCCGGCCGCCGCGAACATCCGGTCCACGGTCTCGGAGCAATTCATCCTGCCGGGGGCGTCCCGGATCGGCATGCCGACGAGCAGATACAGCCCGTTCGTGATCGTCTGCAAATAGTCATACGAAGTGGTCAGTTTCTCATGCAGGAACCGCTCCATAGTGGCCACCTGCGCAGCAGACAACTCCCCTCGGTACCGGTACACGTCAAAAGTACCAGCCGGGTACGTCAGATGCCGTACTTTCAACGGATACTTCCAGTCCGTCTCTACCACATGCCACTGGTCCAGCACGATTGCAACATGGCTGTAGGGCGACTGCGTGACTGCCTCGATCAGCCGACCGATCAGCGAACGCCCCCGTACAAAAAGGAGGTCGAAGCGTCTGAGTTCCACACGCCTCACCTCCTCACCAGTTCACAGCATCGACTTCTTCTTTTGTGGTGGCCGCCTCAACAATCGGCTGCAGCTCGTCGCGGAATCGACTGATCTGCGCCTGCTTGTGGGCCAGCCCAGCATAATATACCTGGTTGAATTCATTGGCGTTCATGTCAATCCTGACAACTTGACCGTCTTTGTGAGCAGTCCAGCGAACAGTTTGAACCGCGCCATCTGCAAACGCGAATCGCGTGTCTTGGAAATTGTCCTGCGCTTCCGCGTCGTAACTAAATTCGTACGTTTCTCCGCGCACTTCCGCTGTGAAGTAGCCGGTGATCGCCACGCCGCACGCTTCGTTAAGTTGAGCCAGTTTCGCTGCTTTCAGTTCTTCGAGGTCGGCGTCACTCTCGATGAGCGATCGGTACCATTCATCAGCAGTATTGGCACTTTCTCGTCGAATTTCCGTGATTGGTTTCACGTTTTGGAACTTCATCAATCAAACGCACCTCCGAATCCATCGAGTCTTACACGCTCTGTCGCGGTGCCTTTGGCAATGCAAACCCAGATGTTGATGCGCCAGTTTTCTGCCGTTTTCACCTGATTTGTAAACAAGTACCCCCGGCCTGCAACGACCGCCGCGGTCATATCCTCCCAGGTCGGTTCAGCATCGAGGGCATTGTTGCACACTCTCACAAACTCGATCGACGAGCCCGGCGGCAGATACCGTTCCAGCGTGACGAGTACACGTTTTGGCATTCCGTCCAGGGTGAAGTGAGCTTCCACATCGGGGTTGTCAAAGTCCAGCATGAATTCGATGTGTGTTTCCGTACGGATAAAAGTGTACGTTCTGGTCGATGTCAGCCCGTTGCTATCTGTGGCCTCCACTGTCAGGGAGTGCGGAGTGTCCAGGTCCAGCCGGATCCAAAGGTTGTGCGGAATCGTTACGGTTTCCTCCTGGCCTGCGACTCCAGGGAACGTCCGAATCACCGTCCCGTTGATCTTCTCCGTGATGGTGAAAGGGTTGCCCTCTGGCTCTATAACCGTGTAGGTTTTGCTCGGAGGCGCCATAATGGTGCCCAAATTTTCGTTGGTCCCACTGATCACCGGCGGCCGGTTCCAGACGACGCGAAATTTCCGGGTCTCTTCCACGCTCTTGCCGCCTTGGTCGTCCTCCGTCCAGACGGTCAGGATGTGGTCAACGCCCTCGGCCAGATCGGCACCGGCGACATCTGTGCTGCCATCCCACAGCCGCTTGTTGTTGAAGGTCAACGACTTGGCAAAAGAAATAGGCGTGCTTCCGTCGCTTACCCCGGAGGCAATCGCCCTGACTGGTCCGTTATTGATTTTGTACTTTACTGTGACCACATTGCCGTTGTCTGTGTCGCCGGCCGTCCCCTGGACCGGCAGCGTGTTACCTTCGGATAATGTTTGATTATCGGCAGGTGACGTAAGCGAAAGCGTTGGTGGTTTGTTCGGCACATCAATGGCAAAAACTCGCGCCGCCAACGGTTTGTTTGTTGATCCGTTAATGTAATACGTTCGCGCCCCGTTGCTTCCGCCATCCAAATCATACTGAGTGTAGAGGCCCATATCTAAAGAACTACCATCTGTTGCCTCTGTGAAAAAGGTCATATCCGTCGGGTTTACGCCATCATTTCTGAAACCGGGAATGCCATTAGCAATTACAACTGAATCCAAAATTAGTGCTTTGGCTGGAACTCCGCTTAATACCGGTGTATTTATTTGCAATGCTGTGGCAGTTGTAATATCCGTCAATTTTATCGGAGTATTACTATTTGTCCTTTTAATGCGAATAAATTGCCCAACCCATGTATTTGTGCCACTACCTCGGGTAAATTGATGGCTTGTCGGCTCACTCGCCCCTGCAATTTTCCAGAAATAGTGGACGCCATACGAACCTCCGAAATCCGTTCTGCCAATTGAAGTCCACCCGGAAGGAGGTGTGACATTAAGGCCAGCCACAGAAACCGCAAGCGCCACCAACATCAAATCTCCTGCCGTGATGGAACCTGTGTTAAATGTAAGGCTTGTGGAGTTTTGCGCATACTGTTGAAATACGCTTTCAATGTATGGAACCTCTGAATTTGCCGCCTCTTGGTATGTCACCTCAATGTAAGGAACCCAAGTTGGTGTTGTTGATTCCCTAGTTCCAAAACTATGAACCCTGTCCGCTACTGCCTCTTGATAGGATTTTATCACCAACCCATAGTTTGGATATATGCCATTGAACCAAGCACTAACTAAACTTGTAATGTCGATAGAAACGCTTCCAACTGGTGTCCCAAGGACATTTGATGTGCTTGGAAACGGGGCAGAACTATCATATCCGGGCTGGTTATTCCAAGTGATTCCCGTTTCTTGCCAATCTGACGTTACTCTATAAACACGAATATCTTCCGAACCAACGGCGGTTGAGTTTTGGTACAAACGCAAAATCGCGGATGTTATTGTCGCGCCTTTCGGTATAATTTTGCCAATATGTTCTGTCGCAATAAACGCGCGATATATATTACTTGCATAGTCCTTGCCCACGTTCATTGTCGGATAAGCACTAGTTCCGAAATTAGTGTTGGCTGATGAGATCGCACTATAAACTTGCGCGTCCTTGCTTATCGGTATTTTGATTGTTCTTGACATTTCCCTCCCCCTTCCTTCTCAAAATGGCCGTTATCCGAAGGTTTCCACATTTTGGAATCGTGCATCTTCACACCTCCAGCCGACTCATCGCCTCGTTGTAGTAACCACGAATCACTATGATCGAGTTTACTGTTGCCAGGTCGTCGTCAAACTTGTTGTACAGAAAGTTCTCCGGCAGCACGCTTTCCATCGTGTTCATGCGGGTTTTCAGGTTAGAGACGTCAGCTGTCAGCTGCGCAAGTTGGATATGAGCATCATTGATGCCATTTTCCCAGCGGTTAATATCTATTTCGGTGACGGGATCGTCGTATTTCCAATCTAGTTTTGCATTGTACGGCATCATGAGCCCCCACCTTTCGCCTCAATGATGAATGAGAAGGAAAGAAACTGCGCGCCGCCTGGATCGATGTTGACCGACTTCCGGGCGATGAATTTTCCGTCCGAGTCACGCAGCTCCACCTTGGTTAACACCGGAAGGCCGGCGATATTATTGGCCTGTACCTGCAGCGCGATGGCATCCGAGAGACCAGTAATCGGATGGGAAGAAATCGCGGCTGCTTGAACCGGTACGGAGATCGATTCGTTTAGGAGGAGCGTCCCGCCAGTCACCCGCGCCTGCAGATCATCTCGTACCGTCTCCAGATAGCTTTGCTCGATCATACAACCACCTCCTGTCGCGTTTTGATCGGCGTCATGCCCACGCGAAACTCATTGACCCTATGGTACTCTTTCACTTCCACGACAAGAGTGTCCTGCAGCTCGATGGACAACCTGGATACCGGCTCAAGCACCACACCATTGCAGTGGACGGGGCGGATCTTTTCAACCGAGGAAACAGCATGCTTTGAATCAAAGGTATCCTCATCGGGAAACACATACCGGATCATCTTGGTGCCAAATTCTTCGACCATGTCTACCCTTTTCAGCGTAGAAGCACTAAGGGCAATCGCCCGTAGAACCCCTGGTGTAAACCCCAAAAAGGCCCAGTGTTTTCGCTGGATATTCTTGCGCCGTTCCTCGATGCTGCCTGACTGTTTTATACCAAAATAAATCCAGTCCCATATGACCAATCCCCAGGTGGCCGACCAGGGGGACATTTGCGCTTCGACATCTTCCCTTTGGGCATTCAACGCATCGATCGCGGCGCCCGCCCCCTCGAAGTGGTATTCGGCAACCTTGTTCTCATACCAGTATGGAGGGAGCTTTTTTCGATATCGTTCCGGAATCATGTTGTCACCACCAGATTTAAGGTCGCGACGGCGTTGGCCGGAACCGTCAAATTGACCTCTCCACCATTGAGCAGGTAATCAGTGAAGTCTTCCACGCCATCAACGAAAAAAAGCGCCCCGACTTTTTCGTACACGATCTGGGAACGCCCCTTTAGATAGGTTTTTATGCTGTTTGTGATATCCGCTGTGACGGTTTCCAAAACAGCCCCTGTTCGGAGGATCAATTTGACGGAGACATTTACCGGGAACACAACTGCCGGCAGTACACTCAGATCGTGGAGCGCAATCCGCTTTTCCTCCAGCTTGTCACGAACCTGCTGGGCAAATTCGGCAGTGGCTGGTTGGCCGTTCATATCGGTGATGTACACATCGATCGAAAGGTCGTGCCGCACTTTTTCAAGAGCCACAGCGCCTCCCACGCCGTCAATGTCGAGTGCCCAGCGTTCATAGTCCTGGCGGCGCCCGGCCCCTTCTTCCGTCTGCGCTCGATTGATTAAGCGGTCACGATAGGGATCATCAGGCTCGTCCTCATTACGCGGAAGACCAAAAAAAGCGCCAATTGCATCAAGAAATTCGCCGTCAGCCCAGGGGAGAAACCTTTGCAGGAAGCCGTATTCGAAAAGCTGCTGCTGCTCGCTGATCTCTTCAGCGAGGGGATATAACAGGTCGTAGAAAAGCTCTCCCTCTTCCGTGGCAGGCGGCGTGTATCCCCGCTCTTGAGCCAAGGCGTACATTCGGTTCACGATTCGTTGGTATATTTGATCCGGAGTCTCACGCAAAATCGGCATCTCTGGTTTCGTTACCGTTGCCATACATCCACCTCCGTTCTTGTTCGGCCCCGTACTCCTTCGATTTCAAGTGAGAAAATGACGCGGTTATCCTCATACCGGATGTCGATCACTTCCGCCCGCTCGATCTCGCTGTGCGCTTCTAATGCTTCCTCCGCCTGGGTCTTGATCACGGGCAGAGACACAACCGAACGCATCTTCCCGATGTCTGTCAGGAAGTCCACTCCGTAGTTTTCCGAGTAGATGGCATATCGGAACCGCTTGGTGTTGAGGATTTTCTTCGTCACTTCCTCCAGGTACTCCGCGTAGGATTGCGTGCGAACGTACCGACCATCCGGCCCCTGCATGAGCTGCTTGTTCTGCCAGTCGAATCGATATGTCCAAGGGATGGGATCGTCCGGTGACTGTATCAGCTGACTTTCGTCACCTTCCAGGGTTGGGAACATCGCTTACACCTCCCCGAGCACCAAATACTGCCCGTTGGTGCAGCGAATCAGCGCCAAACGCGTACCGATATCCTCGGAAGTAAAAACCGTGTCTTTAAAGAGAACAATCTCGTTTTGTTCCTGCTCCAAGGGGGTCGGATCCTGATCCAGCTTGATCACAACCGGCACATGTTTTATGAGCGTCCCAAACTCGACCTGGGTGTCTATCATGCCTTCCCTCGCCTTCTTAAAAATCCGCTGAAGAGCGCCATGCAACGGTCATCATCTCCTTTCCAGCTGCAGATCCATGGTGTACCAGCCGCCTTTCCATCTGGCGTTGCAACTGGTCACGATCCAATCGGTAATGGTCTTGTTGTCTTTCTCCATGATTTTGACCAACCAGCCGGCGCGGATCTTTGCTGCATTTCCATCCTGGTGATGGACGGTAATGGACCGCGTTCGAGGGATTTTAGATAGTTCGGCCAGCTGCCGGGTCGCCAGTGAGGAGACGCCGGTCTCCTCCCCGGCATCAATCACTTTTTGCATGCGTCCAATTTGTTTGATAAGGCTGGCGTTCTCTTCTGTAACGCTCTGAGCCACCTTGTCATCTTTGTACCGCTCAACGGTGACGACCGTGTACACTTCTTCGATGCTCTCACCCGTTGAACTTGACTCGATCAACGACGCCCGGAACATGGGAACCAGCGTATTCCCGCCTTCTGGCAGAATGATTAGTTTGTCACGCTGCGGCTGGATGAAGTACCGCTTTCCGGTCTTCTCGTATGCCTGTTCAGTCAGTGTCGTGTACAGAGCAGCGAAGGACTGAGAGGAGAAGCGATCTTTCACGGTGAACCCGAACGCCGGGCAGGAGAAGTTAATCCCGGTGGTCCGGATGACACGCTCCAGTTCCTTGCCGGCATCTCCGTCTAGCTTGATGCGAGACGTTTCGTTCTTCTGCAGATACCAGGCCAACTCGTAAGCCGTAGCCGTCAGATCGCTGGTCTTGTCGTCGCGTAACGGATTGATGATTGGGCCGTGAAAAAACTGCTGGGACTCTTTTAGTTCGTAGCCGGAAAACAGCATCAAAAAACCCGCCGATTGTAACGGCGGGGAATTTTTGATACGGATGTCGCAGCTTTGGGCGATCTGGCCCCGGGATGAAGACCACGATAGGTCCAGGACGGCCGGTGTCAAATTGATGCGCTTCGATTCTATGCCGTAGATGGCTTGCACAGTACCACCCCACTATGCCCCTACGCTCCGATGGTGCGGTAAACGCTGGCCAGCTTCCGCTCGATTCGGTCGCGTTGAATTGCCTGGATCGCTGGTTCCACCAAAGACTTGCTCTTTTTTGCCGTCTTTCCTGATGTGTTCGGCCGCGCCTTCTGCTGCTTGGCGATAACCTTCGCGGGACTCAATAGCTGCTTTTGGTTGGACCACTCCACGAATTCTTCTTTGACAAAGAGAGGTAGTTCAATCGTGCCGTGGTAGTCCACTTTTTTCCCGACGAACCGGCCGTCGCATGGGCCGACGAGGACGTTCCAGGCGAGGTTCAATTCATCGATCGTGAGCAGCGCCTCTGCTCCTGTCAGACGGTCCAACCCCTGCAGCCAGGCCCGCGGCCCCTGATATCCTTCTACTTCGATGTAAGGCTCCTCGATGTCGCCAGGCAGGATAAACTCGAATGCGATAGACTTCGGCCGGCGGCCCGAAATCCGGTTATTCGTCAGGAGATTGATCGAGGTTGTGCTCTCGATGTCGTTCCCGTACCCGCGAAACTCGATTTCTCCCGGGGTGACGGGGAATGTCAGGAGATATTTTCCTTGCAGGCGAATCATGATGGAACACCTCCGCTGGCGACGCCGCCACTGGTCTCAAGCGCGTCGATCAATGCTTTCTCGACGATCCGCTTCACCTCGTTACTTACGGAAGGGTCACGGAGCAAACGGAGCATGCCGGCCACGTCTTGTAGAACCCCTTCCGCCTTCAAGGTGATGGGTATCGACGAGACAGTCACAGATACAAGCTTCGGCTTCTCCGCAGCCTTTCCAACCGGAGAAACAGGAGGAATGGGCGGTCCCGCTACGGGCGGCGCCGGCCGTAATTTGTTCAGTTCTTCCGGTTTTATCATTCCGGGATGGGTTGGGGTTGGCGGCGTGGCCGGAGCGTCACTCCACCAGGCTTTCACCTTATCAAACAACGCACCGCCTCCAAGCGCCCCGGCAATACCGCCGACGATGCCGCCTACTGTCGTTCCGATTATAGGAACAACAGAACCGATGGCCGCACCCGCTGCAGCTCCTCCCCACGCACCGAGAGCCTCAGAACCGACCCTGCCGGCAGCTTCAAGTTTATTGTCTGATGTAAGGATTTCTGCGGCTCCTATGGCTGTTCCGATGAGAGGGATTCTTTTTGCGAGACCACCGCTCAATGACTTCACGCCTGCCCAAGCACTTTTCAGCCCAGAAACAACGGTATCTCCTTTGGGCAGCATGCCCCCTAGCCCTTTGAGACGTTCAAACACTCCGCTTTTGGATACTTTTGCTACTTCTTCAGGTAAAGAACCACCTAACGCCTTTTTGGCGGCCTCTGCGGATGTTAACCATTTGCGCTCAGGAATCTCTTCTTTCCTGCCCCAGCTAAGTGGATTCCACAAACTTCGTTTACCGCCGCGCCCTTTTCTTCCACTTCTCTCATTCTTGTTATCCTTGTCAGGAATGTCGATGTCAGGAATGTCGCCGCCAAGACGCCGTCGTACCGCTGCTTCAGTTGCAGCTGATAGTGCCACTTTAAACTTCCAAAGGGCGACTGTGGCTAATCCTAAAGCGGTGCCTAACGCGGGTAATGCTAACCATGTCGGCAGTGCGTCAAAAGCTTCCTTTGTACCTTTAACAACTATTCCTAAGCCTTTAATTACCGGACTAACCTCTTGTGCAATTACAGTTCCTAGTCCTATCAGTTCATTTGCAAACATGGTTTTCGCTTCAATGAAGCCTCGTAGCGGATCGCTCTCTTGATACGTTTTGTATGACTGTTCCAATTTGCCTCGATAGTTATATTGGCTGCCGTCAGCCATCCCGATGCGACCAGCAGCCTGCAGCAGTGGGGCGAACGCTTTGGCAATATCTTCGCCAGGACCAGCGCCCAATTCATTCAACAACTCCTGTCTAACTTTCTGGTCTTGTATCCCTCCAAAGGTCTGGAGCAACGCAGCAACAGCAAACTGATTTTCAGCCACACTGTCAGAGTGAATAGCTTGGGCGATCGTTTTGGATTCCTGTTGAGCCTTTTTCTGGGCAGTTTCTGAATCCATCCCTTGAGCCTCATAAGCTGTTTTCAAAACGTTGACCATATCCCCTTGGTTATCCAGTTTAATCGTGGCCTCTTTCAATGCGTCGAATCCTTTGTCAATCGACCATAGGTTGTTCATCTCTTTCACGAGGGCAGCAAGCTTTTCCGGTGTGTCAAGAAACTTGGTCACTTGAGTTGAGTACTCCACAATGGAGTCCAAAGCCTCACCGCGAATGTCCGTTGTGGTGTTCGCGATCTCTGCGAGAGTGTCACCGAAACGACTGATGTCGGTTACATCCTTCCAAGCTTGCCTCATAGCAATGATTGTCTTTTGATACTCCTCGACCCCACCAAGATCCGGTCGAATCGCATTGAGTTGCAGCGCCTGTTTGGTGATCTCTGCGCCGTTCTCTGGATCAAATCTAGTCGCTTGTGTCATCAAGTCTTTGATGTAGGTTCGATCCACATTCGTGTTTATCATGGACAAATCTTGAGCTTGTCGCTGGAATTGGAGCAACTCTTCTGGTGTATCCCCAAGCAACGCGCGTCTGGCGTTAGCTTGTGTCTCCATGGTTAGCTGATCTATGTAGCCTGCACCTACGTATGCTGTCATTCCACCTATGACCCCGCCTGCAGCAAGTTCTCCTCCACCGCCAGCCTGTGCCGCTTCCACTTGCACCTTTGCTTTTGCTCCGTCAAGCGCTTTAATTTCCTGCCTGATAGCCGCTATTTCTCGTCGCGCTTGATCATCTACGCTTACCTTCGGATGAGCGCGAGTCGAGTCCAAGATACCCAATTGACGTCTTAGGTCTTGGATTTCTCGCTGCATCTGATCTACCTCACGTTTAAACCCACGTTCGGATTGTTCAGCAGCCTGTTTGATTTTGCGCATTTCCTTTATCATCTCTTGTGTCGCATCATCGAGTTGTAGCATTTCTTTGGCTGCATTCCTGGTCATTTTAACTACGTCGTGAAGTTGCGGAGATATTTGATTCTTGGCTTGCAAATGCGCGGTTATCCCTACAACTGAAGCCATGTTCTCACCCTTTACCAAAAAACTAAATGGCACCCCTTGTAGGTGCCACTTTTATTTTTGAACTTTTATAAATTTGTCAGCAAATTTTTGACGTTCTTCTTTTGTATAGACAAATGGATCAACGAATTTTTTGTTCCAAAGTTCAAAACTTCTATCTGCATTTAATTCTTCAAGATCGATTCCAAAGTAGTCTGATACCGTCTCACGATCCATTTCTACCGAGTATGTTTTGCCCTGTAGAGTCAGAGTCATACTAACTTTGGTCAGCCAAGGAAATTCCCTTAAGAGCCTTACGGGTTCGCTCATAAAATTCTTGTTTATTGCATCTCCTGAGGTCCAATAACCTATCATTTCCTCTTTTGTCACAACACTATTAGGGTTGGCTTTCTTGTAATCTTCAAATTCAGAGTCAGAGTAGTAGGTAATTCTTGCCTCATTTCCGGTAATTTCAGCACTTTTAACAAATGGGCCACCTTTAATATCATGAGCATATTTGGAAAATCTGGCCAACTCATCATCTGTTATGGACGCAACTGCCATAGTGCCTACCGGGTCGTCGCTTTTTCTTTCTGGCGTAACAACAGTGGAAAACACTACGAAAATTATCAACAAAATTGCCGTTTTCAAGATTATTGACTTTCTTGTTTGGAGTTTTTGTCCTGGTCTATTAACCCAGCTTGGTTTTATAATGCCGACAATTCCACTAGCGATAAACAATATTAGTAAAATATAAATTGTCCAGTACAAAAACGTTGGCATAATCTATTCCCCCTCGCCCACCATTCTACCCCACCTCACTTTTTCGAGTCAGTGCAAACAATTCGGGAACAAACGACACAATTCGACTTCTCCCCAGCCGTCACCCGCTCGGGAGAAGGGAGAAAGCTACTGTTGCGCCTTCTCCATCTCTTCCTGCTCTACCTCTTGGCACGCGATGATGAACAGCTTCTGCATGTATGGATCCACTTCGTACTCTAAGAGGTCGGCAGGTCGGCCTCGTCCGTTGAGGAACGCTCGACAGAGGTGGCTTGCTTCTCCGTCGGTTCGGATGAGTTTTTTAATTCATCCACCACCTCCTGCTCGCTTTTCACCCTTGCGTTCACTTCGTTCACCTTGTCCAGCAGCGCTTGGTACCCTTCAGGATTTCGTTCGAACAGTTTCACCGGCAAGTCGAACTTATCCTTTGCATTGTACGCTTTCAGCAGTTCCTGGTTGTTCCAGGGGAAGTCGTGTTCCGTTGCTTTTACAATGCGGATGTCATTGTACCGAAACACGTCGAATCTGCCGTTGGCATCCTCAGCCAGTTTGTAGGCCTGACGATTTTCGATCATCGTCAGTTCCCTCACCGACCATTCTTCGCCGTCGATGGTTACGGTTCCGGTACGGCGCTGTACCGGTTCCTGCGCTTTTACCAAGTACTTCTCCAGTTTGCTCATGATTTATCTTTCCTCCTATTCGACGTATTCAGGCAGTTTTTCCAAGAAGTCGGGTACCTTGTTGCTGCGTCCTCTAATCTCGTATGTTGCATTATCATTGCCTTCCGCTTTGGCTTCCCACAACGTTAACTCTTCAGGGTTGAGGTAGATGTCCGAGATACGAACCAGTTCGGAATTGTCGGCCTCTTTGTCCAACGTTTCTCCGATCAGCATAGGCAGGATCGGCGTTTTGCCTTTGGTCAGTTGCTCGACGCAGAAGTATTTGAGGGCTGCGTTGGCGGCAGTAAGGCGCAGCGTAACCTCTACGTACCAGTCGTTTACGGTTTGCACCGCCCCTTTTTGCAAGCGGTAAACCTCGCCGTAATTGGTCCGGAGGACAAATCGGCCTTCCAATGTCCCTTCGATCGGATCGCCGGTGTCATCGTAAACTTGGCAGTTTTTCAGCTTAATGTCACGTTGCATCTACTACAACACCTCCCACTCGACGTCAAAGTATTCAATAGCGTCTAACGGCTGCGCTGAAAGCTTAAAGCCTCGGCGGTCGCCAACACCATTTTTCTTATCTGTGAAGGTCCAACCAGATGCAATTGCTCCCTGCTCTTCCCGGATTTCCATGTATGCCTTCACAGCGCCTACAAACACCCCGCCGCCAATATCGTTGTTATCCAGCTTCCCTTTGTACTTTTTTACAGGGGCAGCGATGTCATTGTAAATTTGATCAAGCGTCATCGATACTCGGATTTTCCCAAAGTCTTCACGTTCTCCGGGACCCAACGTAGAAAGTGTGTTGACAGCACTCTCGATGGTATAAACGTCTCCGTCGCGTGTGGCAATCAGGGTACCGGTGCTCAGTGCATTCAGAATTTCGGTATGACCCCAGTCCTTCTTCGCCTTCTTCATCGGCACAACCACAGCCGTCAAAGACTCATGAGCCGGCGTGGCGGCAATTATCCCGGCCGCCCATGCTGCCCACTGCAAGCTGTCGTATTCCTTGCCGTTGTTGTGTGTTCCGGCAATCGCGCAGTTGACCATGTAACGTGCATTCATAGCGACAGAACGCTCAGTATGCTTTTCCATGATCTCGTCTTCCTCTGCTTTTCCGCCAATGACCCCCGTGGACATCTTCTTGGAGAGCTTCCTGCGATCATAAACGAACTGCCTGAAAGCCGCTTGGATGGCAGGGTCATCAAAGGGCAGATACATTGAGTCGAAATCAGCACCCGATACTGCCGTAAACAGCTTAATAGCATCAGCGGAAGACAGGGTTGCCGGAGTTCCGGAGGTTCCGTTCTGAAGATTAGTCTCTGCAAGATCAGTGATGGCGGCATCACCAAGCTTTGACACGCGTACATAGATCGACTGACTCGTTTTGCTTACCAACTCGTCGGCGTCAGCAAACGAAAACTTCTCCGTCTTGATCGGCCCCTTAACCTGTAGTTCTTTTTTGCCGGGCTCAGCCGTGGACGGTGCAATGGACACCTTCAAGTCATTTCCGCGCAGCCCTGGGTAACGCGCTTCGATTTTGATGGCGTCTGCTTGGGAATAGTAGGCCGCTACAGCGCTTCCGTTCGTAATTCGGTAACCCAGGATAGTAGCGCCGCCCTCTGCCGCCAGCTCAATGACGTCCACCTCTCCGAACGTCTCCGCGATCCGTTCGTCATATCCGGTCATCTTGACCAAAGTGTCGGGAGCACCCCACTCGGCTACATACGGCACCAACGCTACCCCGGTTTTCGTCAGCACGCGTTCCTTTGCCTTGGCGATCATCTCCAGAGTTAATCCAGGTCTGTCACGTTGAATCGTCATCGTTTATCACCGCCTTTGAATTTCATCAGCCGTTGTTTGACCTCACTCTCGGCCACCGGTTGATTGTCCTTCATATCAAAAAGAGCGCCGGCAACCTCGAACCTTTCGGCTCTCAGGTATGCTGCGCTCTCGATCCACTCCTGTTTCGTTCGCTTGATCTCAGGTGCTTCGCTGATTTGGTCTTTCCGTGTCGCCACTAGGACCAATCCTCCTCGATTTCAAATGTGTTGATCTTCTCGACGGCCGGCATCGGAATCGGGACAGTGTACTCGAATCGAAAGGTAATCTCCGTTCTGTCCTTCTTGTCAGACCGGACACGGAACGTCGTGTTGTCGATGTTGATGAACAGACCGTCCGTATTCCCGCGGAAGCTGTACCTTTCCCTGCGAAGAAGTTGACGCAAAGGCTCTGTTGAAATCGGCTCGTAAGCCTCTTGACCTCCGACCTTCACCTTTGGATGGTGCAACACAATCCCGGCGTCGGAGACGACTTTGTACGACGTCAGAGTGTTGCCCTTTTCCGTTACTTCCTGCGTCTGGATGAAGGCGACAGGCGGTTGAAATTTGCCAGCCAGCCACACGTCCAAGCTGTCCAGGATGGCGAGGGTTGGGTATGCTTCGTTTACCAGATCGATGATGCACGACAACGCTCGGTCCACTTATCTCACCATCCTTTCCAGCTCAGCCTGCAGCAATTTTTCCAGCAAAGCCTTCATGCCTCCCTGGAAGTTTTTCAGCGCGATGTCGAAGTATTTGCGGCCGATGAAGGAGCGCGGCCGAACCATAAAACCACCCTCCGCGTCAGGGTCATAGATGAACTTGCCTACTCCGTTCCAGTAGCCTGGGACAAAGTACGACTTTTCGATCGTATACCCGTCGTTGAGGTACTCTGCATAGGTCAGGTTTGATCCGACCTCTAGCGTTAAGGTGTCGCGATCCGCATCAAACTCCCAGACATTGTTTTGGTCCCCCTGTGAAAACGAGTTCCAAAGAGTACCTGTGTCAATCAAGTCCTGGTGTCCAAGCTCGTCTATGACGTGATTCAAAAGCTCCTCACCAAGCTGGTAGATGATCCTTTCAAGAGCCTGAGGGGCTTCCCTGTGCAGTTTTTCCATCCGTTTTTGAAACTCCCGGAAATCCACTACTCCGCCCCCCGTTTCTGCTGAATGGCAATCACGGACAGAAAGCGCCGTCCGGGGGTTACGTCGACTACCACAAAGTCCCCGCGACCGGGTATCTCCAGAACATCATCCTTCCGTACATCCTCACCCAAACGAAAGCCAATGGACGCCTTGTATCCCCATGTCACCGGGTCGGCATTCGCGGGGCGTTCCCAGGACGATTCTACGGCCCGTACGCACCCCAATACTGTCCGGGAGGGTAATTCCACTGGAACCACCCTGTTTCGCTCATCCAGCGCCGTTCCCGTTCGTTTCAGAACGATCTGATCATTCATCCGATGGATCATAGCAGCATCGCCCGAATGTTTCCGCTGTCGCTGGCCTCGGTCGTGAAGGCCATCCACTGGCGCAGCAGAGAATCAACCAGCGAGCTACCGGTTGTGATCGTCGCCCGCTCAATCGACCAAGAGTAGCCCTGATCGGACTCGGAGGTAATACCGCGGGCTTCTGCGCCCAGCGTTTCGTCGTTGTCTGTCAGGGCCATGGCCTCTACCAGCCGGAAATGGGCCACCTCCAGGCGACTGTCATCGTCTACGAACGGCCTGGCTGTGAACAGTTCTATACGGATTTTGGCCTCGTCGATTAGATAAGAAAGCCGCTCGGGCGTCATGTCCTGAACGGCTCGGGTACTACTCTGCTGCTTTACCTTCTCCGGCGTCAGCATGGCGCCCGCCCCCTCGGCCAGCCTTCTTTTCCTCGACGATTTCGAGGTCGCCATAGGTCTCAGTGAATCGTTTGGCCTCTTCGTCGGTTACTTCGTAAGTTTCGCCGGCATGGAAAAAGCGCCCGCCACCAATGTGGAGAGCGCCTTTCTTGTGCTTGTATTTGATTTTTGCCATCGTTCATTTCACCTTTCTTTACAGTTTGTCGCCCGTCATCCAGGCAACAGCTTCCGTTTCCAACACCACCGCATCGGCATAGGCGAAAATGATGTTGTATGTGGAGTCTTTCACCGCAGCCGTTGCACCCTCGGCCGTCCGCTTGTAGCGCAGATCGCGGGTGAATACCGGAACAAGGTTTCTCATGGGCGTGAGGGCTACGAAACCGGTTTGCAGTGCCTGAACCACCTCGATTGGGTAGCCTGCGATCTCCGTGAGTTTCCCGTTGACCAGCGTCACATCACCAAGCGCCGTTTGTCGCTTCTGGATCAATCCAACCAGCTTCTGATACGTGCGCCGCGGCATGAACCAGGTCAAGTCCGGCTGGTTCAAATATTTTTCGTCAAGCAGCAGCGTGTGATTCACAAAGTCGTCGATGGTCGGCTCGTTGTCAGCCAGGTCCGTCTTCAACGTAGATGCCTTCATCTTTTTCACGAATCCGTCCAGAATCGACAGGAACGGATCAGGTGTCGTACCATCCGGGAGCTTTGCGGCAGTATCGCCGTTGAACAGGAGGTCTTGCAGGTCAACCCCGAACTGCTCTTGTACCAGGTTGATGATTTTGGCCTCCGTGTTCTCTCCCCGGGACTGATCGCTATACCAAACATCATCGTTTTTGATCCACTCGTCCCAGAAGACCTTTTTTACGTTGTAATCGACCTGTTCTTGACCAACACCACCGGTACCAGTCGGATTTTCGGAACCAGTATGAAGGCGGATTTTCCGGCTTTGCACTGTCAATTTATCGAGTTTGCCTGATGGAGTCTTTTTGTACTGGGCCGGCAGCTTCGGGAGAGTAGTTGCCTTTTTCAAGGTATCCACCAAAAACTGTTCGGCGTCGTTTTGCGGCAAAATCAGGTCCACCGACTTGGCGATTGTCGTTTCAAAATCGTTCAGCAATGTAGCATTTGCAGTCATCTGTTACCCCTCCTTATTGTCCGCGAAAGAGCCTCATGTAGGACGGCTCGTTCGACTTGGTGATCGTGGTATCGCCAGGCTGCTGGCTTGCAGCTCGAGCGTTTTTCATCAGCTGCACGTCAGCAGACAGGTTCTCCACCTGCTTGACAATCGGTTCCAGAGCCTTTTGTACGGCTTGAGTCACTGCTTCGGCAGCCGGATCGGTGCCGCCATTGTTTGCGCCATCCCCGGCACCTTCTGCCTTCTTCAGTTCTGCGACTTCCGTCTGCAGGTCTTGCAGTTGCTTTGTGATTGGCGACAATGCGGCGGATACCGCTTTTTCGATGTCTTCTGCTTTCACGTCGTCTTCCTCCTTCGGTTTGGCTTTGTCACGTAATGCTGTGAGTGCAGCAATGGCATCTTCAACAGCCTGCAAATTGGCTGATGAGAGCACTTTGCCCGCCTTCCTCACAGCTTCCACTCTCTCCTGAAAGTCCTCAGACTTTCCAATGACTTCCCCTTCCGTCGGCCATTGAGCAGCCAATGCAACGGCAACCGTCTTGTACTCGTCGATGGTTTCCCCGATCGCTTCCGCTTTGTCGGTGATCTCGGGGGCATTGAGAATTTCCCACATGGTATCGGTAAACGCCCACTGGGCGTCATACCACTTGTCACGAATGTCCCTTGCCGCTATGCGGCTTTTAAAAGACTGGACAGCCTTTTCGATGGGCGTAAGCTTCGTTCCTGGGAAAAATTCCTGCAACACCTTTTTGATCGCATGCAAAAGCCCCTTCTCTACCGATTCGCTGCCGGTATCTGAAGGGGCACCTTCGACTTTCACCCTTTTGCCAATTCCCCACATAGAGAACCCGGTGATCTCCCCTTTCTCGATGGCCGCCCAAGTCTCGGCGTTGGTCACCTTCACGCCAGCCACCCAGGAGCCTTTTTTGATCTCTTGGTCACCAAGCTGCATGTCAATGGGGGCGATGTACGATTCGACCACGTAACCCTCGTCGGCCTCCAAGTCGTGCTGCTTGTCGATGTTGTGAGTATGCTGGCTTTCCATGAAGGCGTGGGCTGCTTTCTCGATCTCCTCGGCCGTCATGAAGTCGCCGTGTGCGTCCACGACGTCCGGCTCATAAACCACACCGTAGACGATCTGCTTCGCTTTGTCCGTCTTGGCGATAACAATGCTTTTCTGAACCGGCTCCTTGCCCTCTTCCTTGATGATTGCGAAAGGCCGGCCGTTGGCGCCTTTGTCAACCAGCGAGATGTGTGTGATCTTCGCATCTTTCAATTCAAACGGCATATGCTTATTCACCTCCTTTCCATCAGAAAACCGCCTGCATGGTGCAGCGGCATTTTACGATTTGCTTGGCGCTTCCCGCCGGATCGCCTGGGTACATAAGATTTTCGCCTCCCACTCTAAACGGTTTGTCGATATCAACCGTTTGGCCGTTGGCCTCCCGGTGATCCTTGCGTGTTCGCTTGTTGTTGGCTGCCCGCCAACGCTTCTTTTTCACCAAACCGGACTGCTTCCAGCCTTCCAGCTTCCCGCCATTGGCGGCAGCAGTCGTCAGCGTTCTGGAGATGGTGACGGCCCGGTTCATACTGAACGGCCCCTCCTCGCCTTTGGCTGCCTGCTTGCTGACCTCTTTGACGAGTGCTGCACGTTCCGATGGCGTCTTGCCTTGTTCGATCGCACGCTTGAAGGCGCGGAGCATATGATCCGCTGACGTGCCATTCATAGCCGGGACCAGCTTTTTCAGTTTTTTGGCAAACTTGGCGGCCGCTTCGTTTTTCTGCTCCCACTTGACATCCTCATTGATCCTGACTGCCTCCGATTCCCCAGCAAGATGGAACAGAGGCATGAAGGCGTTGTACACCGCCTGTTCGAACTTCTCTTGAAAGAACTCGCCGGCCTGGACCTGGAGAATGACCTTCCACAACTCCTTTTCATCGACGGCCAGTTCGTCGCTCAGTTCCTGGATCGCCTCATCCAAGGCCTTCCCCTGTAACTCCAGGATATCAGCGATAGATCCTTCACCTTCTTTATACAGCTTTTCCATCAGCGTACGCTCGGCGTGGTTTAAGTCTAGGCTGTCCAGAAAGTCTTCGTCATCCGCTTTCGCGATAAGGTACAGGCACTGGTCACACATGGTGCTGCTCCCTCGTTTCGCGCAGCAGACGTTTGGCGATGGTGGCAACTTGCTCCTGTGGGTCATTACCCAGGCCCAGAAGATCATCAGACGGCATCGATGCCAACAGTTTGGCAACAGGCGTATCCAAGTACCCCGGTTCGTATCGCGATTCTTCGATGGTAACACCCAACACGCTTTCCGCAATCGGTATCAGGTCACGTACGAGCAGGACACCACGGTCGGCCAAGTAGTTCAGCAGAGCGGTGCGCTCCTCTGGGTCGGTGATTTCCGGCCCCCGTAGTTTCACTTTCACCCGGTGAATACCGATTGCCGGCAGCAACGCCTTGTTGAAGATCTTGTCGGCCAGCCAACTTCTGTATGGAATAAAAACCTGCTCTTCTGTAATGCGGCGGGCTGTGTCGGCTGTGGCCCTGGTATAGTCCTGGCTCAATCCCACGTAAATCGGTGGCAGGCGGAATTGCGAAAGGGCCTTTTCGCGTTGTTTATCGTCGTACCCTTGAAAAAGGCCGTCCTGTTGCAGCACATCCTGCAACTTCTCAAAACGGACCGTCGGCTTTGTCACTTTCATATCGTCGCCCATCATGACCTCAGTACCGATGAACTCCAGCAGCATCCACGATCCATCATTTTCCGGATTGGACGCAGCTTTGATCTGTTCGACCGACTCCTTGGTGGCCGTGCCTCCCTCGGCTACGACAGCTACCGGGATCTTTTTGCCCTTCTTGAAGTATTTCAGGTTCAACTCCTCGGCCGCGCGCGTGCCAAGGATTCCCGGAATATTCCCGATCCATCGCGGCTCGCTGTATATGCTTGTGGCGTCGAACAGCTTGATGTGAAGGATTTGAGAGATTCCTGGTCGTTTCATTGGCAGAAACTGATCGAAAAAAACTTTGTTCATCGTTCGCTTCTGAGCGTACTTCCTCGTCCACACCGGCATTTCAATGAACTTGATTTCCCCGGTCTTCGTGAGATACGGTAATCGGACGGTTTGTTCGACTGTATCCTTCGCCGCCCGAATATACTCGCTGTCGGCGAGATAGATGGTCGGGGTATCGGATGTTTCTGCCCAGGCCACCTCCAAATATGCGCTGCCTGTCTGCTCCAGTTCGCGGACGACGTGCTTGACGATTTCCTGCGGCGTCGTCAAAGGGTTCATCACGTCAAGAAACTCTTCCAGCCGCGCCCATTCCTCATCGGCCAGCTTCTTCTGTTTCTCGTCGTTGACGTTAACACGCTCGTCATACTCGATCTGAATACCGAAATCTGCGGCGTTCGTCGCGTATGCCTCGATGCACTGCGGCAGGATATTGCTTTGACTAACGACAGCCTTCAACTGGGCTGGCGAATAATCCGGCTCCACAAGACCGTCATAATCGCCGCGGAAGCTATCGGGAATCTGTTTTGTCTCGCCGGCTGAAATACTCGTCTCTTTAAAAATCCTGACAGTCATTTCGTTTGCCATGCTCTACCTCCTTTCCGTGATGCTTACCCGCTCGGTGACACTGCGGCGTTCGGTCTTTATTACCGGTCTATCGATTCGTTTATCCTCAATCCCATACCGCAGCGCGGCCATGGCGTCGTCAAAGATTTCGACCGGCTCATCCACATAGAGGCCGGTCTTTTGGTCCTTCTTCCACTTCCATTGCTGAATTTCTTTGATTGTGTTCACGCAGCGCGGGTGGATGTGGATTTTCAGACGCTTCAGGAAGTCGATCTGGGCATTTACGCTACCGGGTTCTTTTTTCACCGGCTTCGCATTAAACCCGCGCTTCTTCCACGTCTTGATCCGGTCAGGTTCAGCCGAGTCACACCACATGGCCAGGCGCTTATCAAAGCCTTTTTCCTCGGCCAGCGCGATGATCTCCTCTGTGTCCTTCTCATGGACGTAGACTTCATCGCAGACATACAGTTCTCCGTCTTTCCAGCCAAGCAGCAGGATCGCATTGGCATGGTTGAAGCCGAAGTCCTGGCCGAAATTCATGCTGTCGAATCGCTCAAACGATGTATCGAACTCATGTACGACATAATTGTGCAGGATCAGGCCGCCCAACTCGCCCCACTCTCCAAGGCCGTATACCCGGTAGCCGTCCGGGTCCTGCTCTTTCCGCAGCATCATGCGGCGGTGGTATGCCTCGTCAATGAACCGGTTCTGCAGGTACGTGGAGTGATGCGTGAAGATATCGGGAAGCTCGATATCAAAGTATTTCCGCTTGATCCAGTGGCTGGCGGACACCGGGTTGAACGTGAAGGTGATCTGATAATACAGATTGGGATTCGGCAGCAGCCCGCGCAGACGGTCGTCCAAGATATCGACATCCGATTCCTGCAACTCGGTTGCCTCTTCCACCCATATCCACGTCAGTTTGCCGTATGGAAAGTTGATGGACTTCAGCTTCTCTCGGTCGCGCGCGTCGTTCACGCCGCGGAATATGACGCTGTTGCCGGTGATCTTGGAGCGCAGGGAAAGCGGCGACTGCCGGATCTCCCAAAACTCATTTGCCCGGTCGCCGAAAATCCGGTTGATCGCAGCCGTCAGCTCGGCAAACGTGCTGTGTCTGTTTGTCTCGTTGACCTTCCGCACACACAGCAGGTTGGCGCCCTTGTATCTCGGATCGGACAGCTTGATGATGTAGTCCTGGGCCACATTTACTGACTTGCCGGATCCGGCGGAACCTTTCATCACCCGGTAACGCTTGCGGGTTTGGTTGGCATCGCGGAAGTGCGCGTTAAAGTCGACCGTTACCGCTGTCATGGCTGACCATCTCCGTAGTTGATCTGGATGACGATACCCTTGTCCTCGGCGCTGGAACCCTGCAGCTTGCCAATCTCCAGCTTCAGCTTCTCAATTCGCAGACGCTGCTCTTCGGTCATATAGCCGAGATACTTCTCAAGTGCAGCCAGTGCTTTCATCTTGTCGTGGAGCTTGACGCTAATGCCGTCTTTGCCCTCTTTGATCTCGCTGATAACTGATGTATCAATATGGTCGCTATCCTTCAGGTCTATATAGTTCATGCTGATTGTCAATGGTTCACCGCTGTGAGGATCTTCAACGATGTTGCCCTTTTTGTCCCTTAGCGGCACCTTCTTTCTCCCAAAATCGACCACATCAGATATATCAGCAAATGCGATTTTCATGTACTCCGCAATGATGCGCTGCACGCTCATTCCAAGGTCGTCAACCATGGCTTCCGTCTGTCGCTTGATCTCAGCTTGAATTTCAGGTTTTCTCAATAGTTCCCAACCAATGGAGTACGCCGTCTTTTTGCTGTAGCCGACAGCCATTGCCGCCCTGGTTGCGTTGAAATCTCGCAAGTATTCCATCACGAATAGTCGCTGCTTATCAGTCAACTGGTCGTTTTCGATTTCGGTATGCCGGGGCAGTTCGACCTTTGTCTTTTTCGGTTTGGAGCGTTCCGTATTTTTTGGAGCGTTCCGTTCGGTTGATTGGAGCGTTCCGTTTAATCTTTCGTCCCACCGATCTTTCGCTTTCCATCCACGGACCGTTCCCTCTGAGACGCCAAGCTGGTCCGCGATCTCCTTCAGTTTGATTTCGCCGCCAGTCTGCTTCCACATCTCAAAGGCATTATCCCGGTTCGGGTCCCTTGCGCGTGCCATTACGTCAAGTCACCTCACCTCCGTTATGTGATTGGTTTCGTAATTCAGTCCATAAAAATCGGGAGATAAGACGTCTGTCTCACTCCCGCTGGATATTCACCGCCTCCGACGTCGAGGAGATACTGTCCGTACATGGACGGATCGTAAAATCTGCTCTTGTACCAAAGGGTCCAATGGGTGTCCTTGCTGTCATCAAAATGCAGCTTCACGATGCACACGTCCGGTTTTTGCTGGCGTCTCAGCCGTATCAACTTTTCGCCGCACCGAATCCCCAAGACACGGAGCGCACGGACAACATCCCGTGTCCTGGTCCCTCCTCGCATTCCACCAAACGCCGCAATGGATTCCTCTAACGAAATCCCCGCAAGCATGGCTACACACGTCTGTCCGCACAGGCTTGATCCAGGCGGTTGGTAAATATGCTGCAGCACAAGAGCACCTCCGTGGCGATAGATATAAGAATAAAGAATATTGCCAGCCCCAAAACGGCTGAATCCCTTGCCCCGCAAGGATTGAAGGCCTTTTTTTGAGCGCTACGAGCGTACCACTTTTCACCCCAAAAAGTATATGTTTCATATCACTGCCAAAAACGAGGTTGAGCCTTAGAACCACAAGGTTTCGTGGCCTGTTGGCTTCTGGCAACCCCCTATTCAGAATTCGGGTCTTCGCCGGCCTCTGTGATCTCCTGCCTGAACAACTGCATCAAGCTTGTTTCCGCCTCCTTCCCGTTTAGCGAATAAAGAGGATTGATTGCCAACGCTGCCCTGCCGCCAATGTCGATCCGCCGGAGAATCCGCTGCTCGATGAATGACTTGACGATCTTTCTTGCCTGCGGATATGAGCAGTCTGCAATCCGGGCCAGCTCCTTGATCGTGAGCGGCACGCCTTTCTGGCCGCGCTCGTTGTCCCCCAAGAGAAGATTGGTACCCTCACTGGCATACGGCGCGATCTTCAAGAAAAAACCAGCCTCAGCGAGTGACAGCTTTCTGAGCCGTCTCTTTGCCTTATGGCTGGCTTTGATCTTCACGAATTTTGCGCTGCGGCCGACAGGCCGGAATACTTTAACGATCTCGTCCGGGCGCCGGAGGATTTGCTCCTCGTAGAAAACCTCCCCCGTGTCCGGGTCGACGAATTGGCGCACTACACGTCACCCACCTCCATGAAAAAAGCACCACGCGGGTGCTTTGTCACTACTCTCTTAAAAATCTGTTCAATCTATCCATTGAAGTTACTGTTAAAAAAGGGAAATTTAAGTTGTGTTTATCAACGCCTGGAGTCAAGACCCTTTCAATGATTAAATCATAAATCACTTCATTCACCAGCATTGCATCTGAATCGGAAATGTCAACATACTGCGTGGTACTATAGTATTGATTACCTGTTGTTATTGCACCAATTTCTCCTCGCGCTTTCAAAATGTTTTTGATATTTTCGTGAATCGCAGCAAACTGTGTTTTGGGATTATCCTTGAGAAAACGTAGTGTTGCTTGCAAAACTTCCTCTTTTGTCATCATAACACCTCCCTTCCTCCTGCATCTTTCGACATAAGGGGAAGATTTCCTGTTACTTTTTTACTATTTGTGGGTAAAAACCCGCCCCGTTTCCGAGGCGGTAGGAAGGGGGTTCTCGTGAAAGAAAAGTGTTCCTTTCACTTATAGGTGGCATTCGCACGACAAAAAACAGCCTCATCCAACAAGGAAGAGGCTGTTCATCACCCGTTCCGATATTTTTTGTTGCGCGCGTTTGATGTGAGTGTCTACGCTGCTCTTTGTAATGCCGAGCATATCCGCAATCTGTGAATGAGTGAAGCATTCTCCATGCGCCAGCACGTAGCACTCCCGTTCCCTCTCGCTGAGAATGCACAGCGCGTCTTCGATCTGCTGCCGTTGCCACTCCGTCAGGTTTGCCGGACTTCCGGCCGTGCTGTTTGCCACAAAAGCCTGCATACGGATCGGATCCATGGGCTTCTCCCGCTGATACGCAGCCAGCCGTTCAACTCCCCGCCGATTCCCCGGTCGACGCCCAGTTTCCAACCACTCGATAACGAATTCAACGTCACCGATCATCTCGGACAGAATCTGCCGCTCGGCCAGTGTTCTATCGTCCAGCACCTTTTCGCCTTCTCTGCGGGCCTCGTAGGCGCGTTTCAGTACCCGTCTAGTCTCTTTATATTCCCGAAGCAAATCCTGCATGAGAACCCCTCCCCAATGCGTCTATTTGCGTCTGTTACCCCGATCTTTGAGAAACCGCCGCAGCCCCACGTCGCCCATAAGGCGCTGTAGCTCGTCGAACGTAAACACATCTGCCGGCTTCCCGCGTGCCTGCGGCGGTTGTTTCTTCAGTCGTTCCCTTGCACGCTCCAGGTGCTCAGCAAAACTGATCGGCTCTTTCTCTTTCCTCCGCTTGTACTCCATAATGTCGTGTATCTTTACCACGGCTTGTCCTCCTATCCGGCAAAATAAAAAGGGCGCCAGAACAACACCCTTGTTGGGTGAAGATTCTGACGCCCTCCCGTATCTCGGTATCAGGCTGTTATTAAAATAATTCGCTTTCGCGGTAATCCACCTTGGCAATCTTTCCCTGACTTGATTTTACCACGGTTTCGCCGTGCTCTACCAGTGGGACCAGCTTGGCTTTTCCTTGTTTCGGATCCACCAGGATCATGGCCGGCTCTTTTCCCACTGGGACCGTGATCGTCATTGTCTTTATATCGATTTTCAGTTCCTTTGCTCGTGCGCTCATCTTCCTTCCCCCTCGCTGCCCGTAGTATAATAATGCTGACGAATACACTTTCGTGCTCCCGGGCAGGGGGCTTTTCTTTTTACACAGTATCCACTGAGTTAAGAGTCTTCGTGGCTGCCGAACGCAATAGCAGCCATCAATTTTCCTGGTCGTTTGTCGTGCTTTTCTTCGATCATCCTTCTCAGCTCGTTGCAAGACGGGCAAAAGTCGAATCCACCTGGTGCTGTGGTTGCACAATCCTTACATATCTCGTTGTCACATGTCACATGATAGCCGCCGATCATCTTCCCTTTTTCTTTTGCCGATGTCCAAGCATATCCGATTACGAAATCACAAAACTGTGTAGCCTCTTTCTTTTTACAGAATGAGCATGGATACTTCGGCATTTTCAGGACTTCAACCATGCTCTCTCCTCCTTGGGTTCACACGTAATGGTTTGTTAATGCTTTATACTTGGTAAGAGTACGACTCTTGCACCATTTCGAAATATTCATCTGGCAGCACATCTTTAGCAACCTGGCACCAATATCCCAAATCCTGAACAGCTTCTGCCAGCTCATCGATCGCCTGCTGTTCTTCGATCTCCTTCCCGTCTAAAAACCATTTGCCAGCTTCGTTTCTTTCCAGCATGTGCGCGCCCTTTTTATGCAGGCATACTTTGATTGGCTTCATCGGTTTCACAAACTTCACCCCATTTATCACATCGTGTGATCAAAACGGAATGGCATCGTCGGAGTAGACGTGGATGGTGATTGGCCCCAAATAAACGTGGTACCAGCCGCATCTCCGGTTGAAATAACCGCCGATCATCCATCGCCGCAGATCCACGTCAGACCAAATGGTCCATGTCCCTACCTTCACCGCTACCGTCCTCCCGCATTGTTAGATCTTCACAAGCACGTCGCAGCTGTAATTTGCCCAGTGGATTATGTTCCCCTTCTCGTCCACCCAACGGACGTAGACACTTTTCCCGGATTTGGATATGCCGGTGATCTCTCCCCTGGTCAACTGCCGGTACCAGAGATTATTGCCACTGCTCTTCCTGTGCCGGACATAATCGCCAACTTTTAACCCGTTCAATGCTTCTGTGCGCATGTGGTTTCCTCCCTTAGCGGTGTGTATCCAGGAGCAGCCGTGGTAGACTGCTCCCGATTCCGCCCTACTCCGTCCACCATGCAATGCATGGAAACTCCTTAACGTCCTGTACCCATTCACGTACAGTGGTTGTGATATAACCAACGCCACTGGGTGACTCCACTTGGGTCGGTTTGTCCATCGGATAGTCGTCCACATCATACTCTGCAAACTCTTCCTCACTGATGCCTGTTTGTTGCTTGTACCACTCAACGACGGAATCCCGGTCATAACCCACGACTACCTCATATCGATCGGGTCCGATGGCGAAAGCTTTTAAATCCTTGGTCTTTTCAGCCAGAATGGAATCAAGCCATTGATTTATGTCTTTTCTCAGCTCTTCGTTGGTCGTTTGCTCCGCATATGCTCTCAGTGCTGCGAATGCCGCCCGGTCTTTATCTGGCCGGAGAACAAAGCAACCTTCCACCAGCTCCCCGTTCTCCTTCTTACGAACCTCGTACTTCACATACAGACCTTTGTTTTCCATCGTTCTTTCCTCCCTCATTTCTTGTATTCCGCTGCCTTCGCAATATAAGCAAATTTCATTCTGGTCAAAATAGCCCTTTCCATCGCAAGCGTGGCACTTCACCATTTGATCCCGACCTTTATTACCCTAGCTGCACCCCCGGCAGCGAGAAGATCGTTTGCTGGCCGACTTGATCCGCTGCCACCGGGTTTATCCAGACAACCTCTGTACGCGGTTTCCCCCGGTCCGCAAATCCTTTGATTTCTTCTCTCCTCCAATGTTTAAGTCGTTCGTCATACAGCGGATTCGCGTAACCTGATAACATGACCGGACCAGGATGTTTGTCCAGGATCTCGAGTAATTCCATGTGGTCGTCGTCCGTCATTTCATACCGGTACATTCGATTGCTTCTTGTAGAGAGTACATAAGGCGGATCGGCATAGATAAACACTCCCGGATATCTGTATCTCTCGATGATTTTGATTGCCGGCTGGTTTTCGATCTGGACCTCTTTAAGCCGTTCTGAAACCACAAGGATTTCATTCGGTAGTTCTGACCACTGTTTAGGCCATGTTTTGTGTGGTGCTTTATCTAATTGGATATTGCTTCTCCATCCGGTCCGATCACTTGTTTTCGCCCCGATTGCTTGCCAGCAGCGCACCAGGAACCGCCGGGCATCTTCCAGTTCGTCGTCGGTTTTCTCATAGGAGAGGTTGTATTCTTCTCGGGAGTATGGTGTCCACCTGATCTTTTCAGCCAGTTCCTCTTTACGATCCCGAATAACCTTGAACAGATTAATAACGTCATCGTCAAGGTCGTTTACTGTTTCAAGAGGTGACCGTGGTTTGTTGAACAGAACAGCTCCGCTGCCGAAGAACGGTTCCAGGTAGACATCATGTTCCGGCATGTGTTCGATAATCCAGTCCGCCATGCTCCATTTGCTTCCGGGATAGTGCAAAATTCGGGGGTATTTCATTGAACCACCACCAGCGATTCCTCGTCCTCCTGCGGCATAACCCAAATCTCCTCTGCAGCCATCAGCCAGGTTCCGTCCTGTGCCGCCAGCAATGACCGCAGCATTGTCTCTGCGATGGCTTGGGCGGCAGCTGGAGGGACGGCGTTCCCGATGCGTTCCCGCCACTTGGCGTCGTTGTTGCCGACCAACTCAAACGGCGTTCCATCGGCAAGATGGGTAGGGAATCCCTGCAGCATGGACAGCTCGTATGTCGTCAGTGGCCGGTGCCATGTTCCGTCTTCGGCGATGATCACCCAGGTGCCGCGCTCTCCATCGTCGGGAATCCGCGGATCAGCGACGGCCGCCGCGCCGGCGTGGATGTCTCCGCTGCCGATTACAGTCTTGGCGGGCTCGTCCCACCGTTGTACGCCGAGCGTTCCAGATCGCGGCGCGCAGCCGAGGCGCGGGTCGGCTATGCTTTGCGCACCGGACTGAATGTCAGGTGTGCCTGTTACCGTGCTGGCCGGGCCCTCCCAGTCAAGCACCTGCCGTTTGTTCGTATATCCCTTAGCAACTCCCAGCCTAGGGTCTGCGATGCAAGGAGCACCGTTGTTCGGCCGGGCGGCACCTGTAATCGTATTGGCCGCATCCTCGTACTTCATCACCCGGTAGATCGCGCCGTGTGTGCCTTCCCTGAAGCCAGTACGAGGGTCGCTGATTGCCGGTGCACCGCTTCCGAATCGGGTACCGGTTACGCATTGGGCCGGCTCGTCAAAACGCCCCACCCGGTACACTCCCGGATGCCTCCCCTCTCGTTCGGGCAGCCGCGGGTCGGCGATCGACACAGGGGCGTTCATGATTCTGCCGGCGGATCGGATTGTCTGCGCTGGTCTGTCCCACTCCTGCACCCCGTATCCGCTCGGATACATCGATTCCAACGTCAGGCGCGGATCCGCAACTGCCTGTGTCCCGTTGCTCCGCCCGAATCCTGCTGCACCGGTCACGGCACCGCTCGGCTGATCCCACTCACCTACCGCCATTGCTCCTTTGCGAGGTTCGTACTCGATCCGGTACTTTTCCCACTCGATCTTCTCCAGGTCCCGCCAGTCACCGCCGGCCGGGATAAGCGCCAGGCGCACCCAGGTTTTCCACTGCAGCCGTGGAAGTCTGTGCATCTTTCCTCCCGCCGGGTCATCTGGCAGAGGTAGGGGCCCCAGCACTTCACCGATAGCCCGCACGCGGCGCGCCGGGGGCTTGTAGACGAAGTTGGGCAGTTTTTCCGGATTCCGCGCGATCAGCAGATAGCGTCGCCGGTGTTGGGCCAGCCCGCCGATTTCGCCGCAGTCGTGACTACTGTCGTGAAAAACATATCCGTATTTGCCTAAGAGTCGTTTGATTTCTTTTAGGAGGTGGCCGCCGCGCGTGGTGATCCTTGGCACGTTCTCCAGCAGGAACAGTGCCGGCAGATCGTCTTGAAATGCTTCAAGGCAGAGTCGCATCCCCCTGACTGTCAACTGGTTGAGGGCTTGATACTTCTTCGTTTTCGCTGACTTCTCCGGAAGCAGACCTGAGAATCCTTTGCATGGCGGGCTGGTGAATACGATGTCCGGGGCCTGACGCCCTGCTGCGAACCATACGTCGTCAGCGGTCGCCTCCCGCCATTCTGCCGGCGGCTCCTGCCCGTGAAAGTCGATGTACTGCTGCCGACTGAACAGATCCATCTGCACCGCCGGCGCGCCGGTGATCCGCTCGAAATCGGCGCACGCCTCCGGGTCGCAGTCAATTCCGGCCAGCGTTTCTATCTGGCCGACAACACCGCGCCACTCCTCCCGGGCCTGCTGGAACCCGAGAGCGCCGCCTCCGATGCCACAAAACAAGTGCAGCGCTAAGAATGTAGTCTGCATCGTAAACCTCCTCGTCTTTCTTTGTCACAACCGTCTGTGATATGCTCCCGGAAGAGGAGCGTGATTTTGATGGAAAAGTCGTTTTATTTCATCGTGCCTTGGGCTGATGCTAAGAAATACACTGATGCGCTAAAAGCTCTCGATATACCGCATGTGATCGAAACTCCCGATGAGATTCCTTCGCTTGCCCCCGGTCAACTCGCCATCGTTTTTCCCAGCCTGCCTATCCGTGTCTATGCCAAGGTGCGGACTCTCTTTGGCCGGGACGGGGAGCCGTATTGATGCTACCTTACGATCCCGTCACCCAGCAGATTGCCGCGGTTATTTCTGCTGCGTAAACGTACATCCTGGCAGACCGTATCATTTGCCGCTTTCTCGCATCTCTTCGCGGATGACCTTCTTTTGCCATTCCAGCCATTCTTGTTTACTCGTATCGCTCATCTTCCGCACTCTCCCTGTTCAACATTCGACTATCTCTACTTCAACTCGCGGCCGCTCGCTATACCATTTGCTGACGGACACCTCAACGACCTGGGAGTCGTCCTTCCATACCACGTTTTTCAGCGCATCCTTGATGCCTTTGAGGTAGTTGTCCGCATCAGGCTTGGATGTTGGCCGCAGTTCCCCGGCCTCCGCCTGCGCTGCCCTCTTCTTGCTGAACGATTTGGGGATTGGACGGTATACATTTACCTTGAGCTGCAACGGCCCTTCAATCAGCTTGGACGGTGCGTGTTCACTTGCGACCAATCTGACATAATCTTTGTAATCGCGTGACTTCTGTGGGTCGTACAAACGGACGAATCCCCCCGCCGTTGATGCCCGCGGTCTTCCCTGGGCGACAGGTTCGCCGTACACGGTGAAGGCGATCACCTGCTTTTCTCCGGTGGTTACCATCATCTACGCCCCCTTTCGCCGATGCTCCATTTCCACCCGATGCAGGTGGTCAAGCAATTCGTCCAGCGGGACCTCGTGTAGGGCCCTGCCGGCAATCTCGTTGATACCGTATTTCTGCAGTTCCTTGATCACTGTGCAACGAATCAACAACACGCTTCCTACTCCTTTCTCGCCATGTACACGTAATTTCCGTCCCTTCTCAACACGAGGTAATCAGGATACCGTAGCGCATATCCGTGCCACCAGTTTTTGAGCGATTGCCGCCGGACCTCGTCGTTCTCGATGGCAAGCAGGTGCTCGGGGATCGGGATCTTGACGAGGATGTCGCCGCCAATCCTACTCATGGTAGTAAACCTCGCTTATTCGCTGGATCTGCTTTTCAAACCGGATTAGGATGTCCCTGTCTTTTCCGCTGCGGCGCACTTTTCGCTTTCGAAGCCAGTGCGTCGCCTGTGGATACTCCTGTTTCTCTTCGTCGTCCACACGCTCGATGTACAGCGCCACGTCCGTGTCGTTCAGCATTTTTCTGGCGCCTTCCAATTTGCCTTCCTCGGTGAGCTGCGCCAGCAGGATGACCGCGCAATCAAGTTGCTGGGCCAGTTTCTTTGACTCCTTAGCGATTCGCGAGAGGATCTGCCACTCCTGAAGGCCGGCCCGTTTCATATCCGCATCCATCTCCATCCGGCCAACGTAGTCGATGATCAGCAGATCCAGTTTCCCGTACTTGTGCTTGAACTTCCTCGCCAGCCCACGTGACATGCCTGGTGTCAGTTCTGGCAGTTCTGATAGAAACAGCTTCTGATTCGCTTTCGCAATGGAGTTTGCCGCCCATTCGATATCTGCTCGCTTCTTGGCGATCTCGTCCGGCGTCCCGGACAGTTTGGCCGTGTACACCTCGCTGAAAGGTACACCAGACAGGTTACTGATCATCCGGAACACCATTTCTTCCACCTTCATCTCGGTGTTCTGGTAATACGTCCGGTAGTTTCCGTGTACGGAAACCCACAGTGCCAGATTGAGGGCCAATGCCGTTTTCCCCTCACCGGTCTGCGCGGCAATGAGCATGAGGTCCCCACCCTGCAGGCCGCCGGCCGTCGCTACATCAATGCCCGGGAAACCCATGACCGACCCATCTTCCCGTCGCTTGGAAAACGTCATGCCGATGTAATCTTGGGCCTCGCGGGTGTAGAACGTCTCCAATGCCCTGGTCGCTGCCTCTTTCGCGTTGATGACCTCTTTGTTCTCCTCAGCTGAGACGATGGACAATATCTCGTTTTCGACCATGTCTGACAGTTCGGACGCCTGTGTGGCCATGTCAAACGCTCTTTCCTGCAGCTGTTGACCGACTCGGTAGTATGTACGTCGTAGGTGATAGTCGTAAAAACGGTCAAGCAGGAAGTCAGCTCGTTCTGCAGAGAGAAACACCCCGGACGCTTCCACAACGGCGTTGAAGGCTTCCATGTCGCCACTATCCAACAAGCGATTGGCCAGCGTCTTGGAGTCGGTTGGCAACCCCTGTTCAAACTGTTCGATCAAGCAGCTGAATGCTCGTTTGATCGACTCTGTGACGAACCAGACAGGTTTCGCCCGAGTGATGATATCCACCAGCTTGTCCTTGCTGTGCATGGCGATGGCGAGCACTTCCGCCTCCAACTCAAACTCGTTTGGCAACGAGATCACACGTCACACCTCCAGTCTCCCGTAGTGGCTCTTTGGAGGATCGTCCTGCCAAGTGGGTTCGCCGTTCGCGGCAGCCTGTCGCCGACCGCTATGGATAGGTGTCACCTTGGCTGCTTTTGTTTTCTCAAACTCGGCCTTTGCCTGTCGGAACTGCTCAAGGGTTCTGACGTTTTGCTGCAAGCAGCGTCTTAGTACCGTGACGATGTATGCCCAGGACCGTTTTTCATGCACAGCTGCTTCCTTGATAGCCTCAATCATGATCAGATTAGGTTCATCGAAGTAGCCACCATCCAGCCAATCGAGAAAGTCATCTCTGATCACGTCGGTGAAAGGACCGATTTCCTGCTGGTACAACAGTACAGGATCAACTTCACTCGCGTGCACGGGATGAGGAAGAAGAATATTATTTAGTTTTTGTTTATATAATGTGCCCCTCCCGGTGCCCCTCCTGTGCTCCTCTCGTTGCCCCTGCTGTTGCCCCTCCTGTTGTCCCTCTCGTTGCCCTTTTTGAACAATCGGGAAATAATTTATGCTATATTTCCCAGCTTGATTTACTCTAGTTGCCTTCTTGTAGGTGATGAGGCCAAGGTCAATGAGTTGCTGGCGGGCCCTTTCGAACTCTTTCCTACTCAGCCCGGCATATGATTGCAGCACCGCATTAGGAACAGTAAATTCCTGCGGCCACCCAGCCTTATTGCAAATGGCCATCAGTTCGTACCATAATGCAATTGCGCTGGCAGGCAGCGGGTTCACTTCCTTCCATCTGTGGAACGCTACAATCTGCTCTAAGTAGTTCATTCCTCGGCCCCTCCCTTCGTTTTTTCTATGAGACCAACCGTTTCCCCATCACTTCCAGGAAGGTGACCGGCACCTCCCAGGCCCTCTTGCGCTTGTCTAAGCACCGCAAACGCGCCCACGTCTCGCTTCCGCGCCGGAAGGTCGCAACAACCTCCCAGCGCATGAAGCGGAGCATGTAGATTTGTCCAACCATGGGCATCACCGCCTACTCGATATCGTTGAAGATATCGTCGTCGGTCATCTGTGCCGTTTCCACGGACGTTTGATTTGCCAAAGCAAGCTGTTTCAATTCGTCCGCGCTCATTTCTTGTAGCAACGTGATCATTTCACTGGCTGCCTGCTTGTCCAATTCCGACACGGAATCAACACCGTGGATGCTCTTGATGATCGCTTTCAGTTCGTCGTCAGATAGCCCTTTTTTGCTGGCGACCGTGCGAATCGCTTTCTGTTGTGCTTCTGAACTTGCCCCAGTCATCTTGCTGCCGATGGATCGCTGCTGTTCTTTCTGGCGCTCCTGTCTCAACCGCTCTTCCCCAGCGCGGCGGGCGGCATCCAGCGAACCTCCGAGATCCATATCCTCGATGTCCTGGGTAAAGAATCCGCTTGTCCCGGTGGCTTGTAGCGTAGCACCGACCAGCGCCCGCTTGATCGCCATTTTCTGCAGCGTGTTGACGATGCTGTACACGTCCTGGTTCTTGTACCGCTTTTCTTTGCTGTTGGCCGAGCCCTCGCACTCGGCCACCACAATCTCATGCGTTGGATACGTTTTGACGATCGTCACCCGGTACACGTAGTAGAAAAACCCGTTTTCCCAATCCTCCGTCTTGTGTACGCAATGGATGCGGTGGCCGAGGCCGTAGAACTGAAGCAGCCGCTCTGCGCCGGGTTTCAAGAGAGTCGGCTTTGGCGTCCCGGGAATGGTATCGTAGTCCACCCCGGATCGCATAATCTGCGTACGAATGGCATCAAGCTTCTTCAGATTCGCCGCGGCCTGCTCCAAGGTGACAGCCACACTTGGAACATACTCGATGGTTACCGGTTGTTGGTTATCAACGACTTGCAATTGTCGAGCTTGCATCATTCAGCCACCTCGACTCTCAGAGCATCCGGCTGTTCCGTCACCTGAATGCCGTCGATGATCGTACCGGTCTCGGGATCCACCACGCGACCGTCATCCAGCACCTGCACGTTCTCTTTCAGCGTCACCTTGTCCAGCTCGTGCTTCACGCGGATGTACTTCTCCAACCCCGCCGTTTTGACAGATTCCAGCGCCTTCTGCTCGTCGTAGTTCCACTTGGGCTGTTGCTTGCGGAAGGTAACCTTGCCGTATGGCGTCGATGCCTTCCACTTCGGGTCTTTTGCGCGTTGCTCCCGGGCGTATTCCTCGATCAGCATCATAAAGAACTGCCGGCTGTCCTCAATTGACCGCTTTTCTTTATCAAGCCACTCTTGGATCCGGGCCTTTTCCTTTGCAGCCAACTCCCGAGCATCCAGCAGTTTGGCGTCTAGTGCTGCCAGTTTCCGCAGCGCCCAATTGAGAGAGTCCAAACCGTCGATTTTGAATCGTTGCTTTACTTCCGCTTCAGGAAGTTGAAACTTCATTTCCTGCAGCTCGTCTATTTCGAGCGCGTACAATGGATTCATTGCCATGTAAATCCCTCCTACTTGATCTTTGAGGGCCGATAAGCTACGATAAAGGTGATTCCCAATCGATGCTTATCGACCGTGACTCAGCGTGGCCGCGCTGGGTCTTATTCTTTTGGCGTGAAGTATCCGCAGATCGGACCGCAGAACGGATAAATTTTGTCATCCCCTTCGTCCCCGACTTCTTGCACCTTTCTGCAGTTGGTCTCGTAGTTGATAAAGTGAACACAGTGGCAGCAATTCGCTAGGTCGTGTCGCGGTTCACCATCAACGAACGGGAAGAAATCTGCTTTGCAGTTGTCCCATTTATGAGGTCTGATCTCCAAGCCTTCCATGTCTTCACCCCCTCTCTGTTTGATCACGAGGCCGCCGCGCCCCATCCTCTGCGCGGCCGCTGCAGCTCCAAGGCTGCGCCGCTTGTGCCTCGTTATGTTGTTGCAGGGCGGGCAGGGAATCGAACCCTGCATGGCCATACCCGAACGGACTCTATCGAGTGCCTGCTACACCTTAAATGGCCGCTCCACCACAGCGCGTCTCACCTTTCCGCCACCGCCCTGGGAGGTTCGTCCCTCCGAGGGACCCACAATCGCCTGTGAGCCCCGCGCGGGGACGAAGCCCGCTTATGCTTTTTCCATTCGCTTAATAACTTCCAGAAGATGCAACCTTGCCCGTCGCTGCTGAGGATCTCCAGTGTCGAGCATGTCTACCACATACCTGATTGCTTCCGTTTCCTTTCGCATCCGCTCGATCTCCGCCTCAGCCTCCACCGCCCGCTGAATCCAGTGGGGTAGGGCTTCGCGGGACTCAGTTATAAATCGGGTGTCATTCCTCATCTGAAAATCACCGCGCATCCGAAACGCCTTAAACAGTGGAACGCCGTTCTCTTTGGTTACTTGATCATGATCATTGCGCCACGGTCCCGGCGTAGCGGCCTCACACATAGCCAAGTCCGCCGCAGCGTCACGCTTCGTCATGCCTCCACCCTCCTAGCGGACAAGATACTGGCGCCGTGCCATGGATCAGAAAACTTCCGTCCTGTCATCTGGCAAAACGTTCGTTTGGCTTCCGTACTGTTTCGAGCTTCGATCCTCATGCGCTCGGACTCCCATTTCACGCCTACCTCGTAGATCGCCAGGTCGCGTTTTTGCTCGGTCATCCCAACAACCTCCTTGCCTGCTCCCGCAGCGCTTCCCGGTTTTCTTCCTCGCTCCGATCCGGCCAGGTGTCGATGATATACCGGATCTCTTCAAGCACGTCCTCTGCGGTGATCATCAGGCCGTTGTCGACCTCTTCCATGATCTGCGTCGCCGCGTGCTGCTGTCGGATCGGCTCCGTCTTGGCGACATAGGACGGGAAATCAAGCAGTGGCCCGTTCAAGATAGGTCGCCTCCTCTTCTTGCTGTTCCACAGGGGCTGCGACCGGCTGCAGACTGTTCAGGAAGTCGCGGAGCCGTACGATCTCTTCCCAGCTCCTCAGCACAACTTCCTGGGCGGGCGGCCATCCCTGACCCGGTACGAAGTCGGGATAGTCGGTGATCTTGAGCCGGCCGTCCGTGGTGTAGACGGCCATCCGGGCGAAGTCGCCGCCGATGTATTCGATGGCGGCAATGCCTCGCTCTCTCAGCGTCTTGTCCATACTCTTGCCCTCCTCATGTAGCTGTGGTAAGCTACCAGTATCCGAATATTCGTTGTGGTTTGATCAGGCCGTCTGTTCGCTGCAGGCGGTCGTTTCTTTTTGTGTCATGCGTTCCAGCTCTACCATCTCGCCCAGGGTGATCACTTGCCGTCCGATCGGACGATCCCCGTCACAAACCAGTTCGATCACTCCTGCTGCTGTCGTTAGGTCTTTCATGCCTTTTCCTCCTTTCCCTCAACTTGTTTCCGAAACGCTGCCAACCGTTCAGCGTACAGTTGGTTCTGCTTTTCCCCATTCGGCGAGAAACTTGCCATCAAGGCCGCATCATATGCGAATGTATGCTGCAGGGTTTCCAACAGGCGTCGGTTCCAGTTGTGGTTTGGCCTCATAGGCTTGTCTCCCCGGTAAGGAGCGCTTCTTGTCGCTCTCGCCGCATCAGTTCTCGCGGGTCACTGACGACGATTTCCAAGGCCCGTGCTTCTGCAAGCCAGTTGTGTTGGTGGATCGCCGGGTCAATGCCGTACTTCTCGTCCATGATGATATGTACATCGTCTCCGGCTTGGAAAAGGTCCTCTATTTGTTTGCCAAGGTGCTTTAGTAACTGCTCGTCCGCTGTAGAGAGCGATTGCCACGGGCGCCGTCTTCGTTCCCACTCGATGACCCGCTCGGCCTCCGCGATCACGTCCTGGCACTGCTTGATCAGGTTGTACAAGGCTGTCGTCAGGTTCACCATCAGACGCGGATCAGTCGGAGGCGGAGCATCACCGTAGAGGTGCTTGAGCATTCGGATCGCTCGGTGGTTCCCGCAGGCTCGAACAAAATCTTCCGCGTCCTCCCGCATAGGGATTGTGCGGCCGTTGATCACATCGGACACCCAACGCGCTGATCGTCCGATCATTTTCCCCAGCGCTTCGTGCGTCAACTGTTCGCCTGTTCTTTGGTGCCGGAATGCATATTCACAGATGTCTGATATCCGTGAACGGGAATAAATCGAGATTGGTTCGTTTCTGTTCCCCATCTGTTCCCCTCTCCTCTATTGAGTTTTCCAGGTACGATAAAACTGTGCTCATCTTCCGAACTCTCCCTCGGCTTGCTGAGGGGCTCTCTTTTTATCCAGGTATTCAGCAAAGGCTATCGCATCATCTGCGTGGATTTCGTTTACTGCCACGTCTTTTAGTGGGCCACGAGAATCCAACCAGAGTTGCACGAAGACCTTCATGCACCTGCAGTCAGCGACAAGAACTTTTCGGACTGCTACTCCACACGCAGGCGGTAGAACTTCGTCCTTCAGGATTTCGCAGCTGATTCCCTTGGCTTGCAGGTCGGCGACGTATTCGGCCAACTTTTGCTCAAGGTGCGGAAATGTTGGTTCTGGTTTCGAGCTCAGATGCTGGCTGACAAACTCTTTCCAGGCCGCCAGCAGCACTTGCCTACGTTCGCGTAAGATGTCTCTGTGCTCCGGATTCAGCAGCATTGAGAAGCGCAAACGGCGGTATGTGAGACCGAACCAGTGGCCGGCGTTTCGGAAGCCGTTTGTGCGATTCCTTCTTTCTAACAATGCTGCAAACTCATCTTTTGTAATCATCAGGATCACCGCCTTTCGTGATTGGTGTGGTTGCTTTGACGGGTGGAGTTTACTTCCTCACCAGCAGGAAGCACCACTTGCCACAGCTCTTCTCGATGTCGATCAGCACCCAGCCTTCCTGCAGCAGTTGATTCGCTTCCGTGTCGCGGGTGGTGCGGCGTACTTGCTTGATGTCGGTGAAATCCATGTTGGCCTCCTTTCGGGCCTGTCCATTTGCCCGAGACCGGGCAATGTTACGCACTATCGTGCTCCCTAGCTGCTTCGGCCTTGGCAACGTGGATCAACGATTCGATCCACGCCCGTTTGAACATCCTGACTTCCGGCAGATTGTCGTTTTCTTTCCACCATCGCTCTTGTTCTTCGGGTGTCATAAGCGGCAGAGCCGAACGTATCTTGATGATTGTGTTGCCGATCTGTGTGACATAAGTTGGTCGTTTCAAAGGGTCTCGATCTTGATCCATGCCGGCATTCCCCCTTGAACTATGGGTATGCCGTTGAGGGAGTGGGACGACCCTGGACATTTGCTCAACTCCTTTCAAGCGGATTGTTGGTCTTCGATGCTGTTGCACAACATTTTGTTGTGCGATTGCTCAAAAAAAATTTCCGCAGGTTCTCGTTTGAACAGTTTGGCAATGGCAAGTGCTAGATCCAACTTCGGAGTTCTAACCCCTTGCTCGATCATGCCGTAATAGCTGACCGTTATAGAAATGCCGTATTCATCACGCAACTTTTCCGCTACCGTCTTTTGTGACCATCCTTGCTCTTTTCTCAAAGCGATCAATACGGTTCGCTTTTTCATTACCTCACCTCCCAACATTTTGTTGTCTATATAATACCCAACATAAAGTTGTGTGTCAATACAAAATAAAACTTTTTGTTGTATTTATTCAATATACCCAACTGTTAGTTGTATAATGATCCCTAAAGCCAACGAAAGGGGGTACCGACGTGGCATCCTTTCATGAGCGCCTCAAGGCACTAAGACAAAAGCACAATCTGAAGCAAAAAGACGTTGCAAAAAAACTTGGTATTACCGTAAGTGCTTATGGCTATTACGAACAGGGCCGTCGTGAACCTTCTGTGGAGACACTAAACCAGTTGGCGGCATTATTTGATGTTTCTGTTGACTATTTGGTTAATGGTCGGCGTGCTGTAGACTTTACGCTGGACGAGCTTCTCCAAGAGAAAGTAGACGATCCAGACGACTACTTTTTCCTCGATGGTTATCTGCATGCTACAGTAGAAGAGAAAAAGGAGATCCGTCGGTACTATTACGAACTCAAGAAACAAATGCGTGAGAATAACATTAAGCCTATCGAACCTCCATCCTTGTTCGATATCACAGAAGAAATCAAAAAAGGCCCTAAAAATGATTAGGGCTTTTCATAAACAAATAAAATCGAACATATGTGCGTGGTGTTGCTTTGTGAATAAGAACAAGAGGAGAAAGAAACCTCAACCAATTCCAAAACCAATTGCGTTTCAGGACGGGACAATCGCAGTCGAGGATTTGCCCTTTCCGATCGTCCATTATCCTAGCCACTATGGAGCTTTTTTTGCTTTCCAACGAGACAAGTACTCACCTATCGTTCTTTGCTCATGCACGAAAAAGGCTATTATAAATTACGTCGGATTTAGAAGACATCAAGGGTACAACAAACTCAATCTATCCAGAGGTTCTTTGCTCGATCCGTTCGAATTCCCTTTACATTTCATTGTTGCAATAGTCGAAACGAAGTTTCCATCCGACCAGGTGCCAGATAACTTACCTTTTCAGGACAGACTTTGTCATGAATGCAATCTGGCGGTACCAAAATATAGATACTGCGATGAAATGTACGGCGGGAAGTTTATGCAAACATACGGATGGTATGTCAACAAAATGGCGTATGAATTGGGTGTTTGTCACTGGTCTTATATGCTTTTTCCTAATGTTCAGAATCATGCACCAGAACTCAAGGCACTATATAAAATCCCTATTTCTCCCTACGTTGCAATGACTGGAGATATTGCAAAAGAGGCACAGAAACAAAGCAGAAAGATTCATAACTACATAGAGAATAAGGTACGAGAAATTTTTGGGTATAAAAAAGTGGGTGAAGCCTGGACCAATGAAACGCTACTCTACACCTTAGTAATGAAACTTTTCCCTGAATTTACAATTCACCACCACTATAGACCTGACTTCTTGGAAGGGTTAGAGTTGGACATCTACATCGAAGAGATAAATGTCGGTATCGAGTATCAGGGGATTCAGCATTTTGAACCTGTCGAGCATTGGGGCGGAGTAGATGCGCTGCGACGCACACAAGAACGTGATCAACGGAAAAATGAACTATGTACCATTAACGGAATCAGAGTAATTTATTTTTACTACTATGAAGATTTGACTGAAGAATTAGTCAAGCATAGAATCCAGGTGCATATGTAATTAATACTTTTTTTAAACATTTACCGAACATATGTTTCTGTTTTGGGAGGAATGTGCCAATGGTCGAAGATTTGTACAAACCACAAACCTGGTTGGAATCACAAGTTTACATGTTGCTCAAACACCACGGCATCCAGAATCCTGAAGAAATTGACTTGGAGACATTATGTGCTACCTACCGGATCGAAATTTGGACGATTAACGGCAGGAGTAGAACCCACCCTCACCCATCGCGCCCGGGGTGGCACGTGATCGCTGTAGACGAATCACTGGATCCTATCACCAGAAGATTGAAAATCGCTCATGAATTTGGGCATTTAGTGCTCCACGTAGGAGTACAGCCTGATCATCATAGCCTCCTGATCGACTGGCAAGAGGCACAGGCCAACCATTTCGTTGAGCACCTTCTGATGCCGTTCTACATGTTTGATCGCTTTGCGTATAAGGTAACCCTGTATGACGCTCCTAAGTACATAGCACAACTATTTCGGGTGCCAGAGCGCATGGCAAAGCAGCGATTTGATCGATTTCTCAGCAGAATGTATGTCCGGGGCTATGCCCATTACATTTAAGGAGGAATGAACTATGAAAAAAGTACACATTGTGGGAAAGGCGTATTCGGAGGCATTTTTCGATCTTCCGCTCGAGGATGAAGAAATCTCCTTAAAGCCGTACATTGAGGTTGCACCGTATCATGTTTCTCGCTTTGGACTACAGATGGATGATGACGGCTTGGCTGGGTTGGGCATTGAGCGAGGCGATTTCCTTCTGATTTCCGATTTTTCTGCTGAGCCGATTTTCGGCAAGCCGGTCATGGTGCGGCAGGAAGGACAATTCTTAATTCGCATTGCTGCAGATGTCAATCCAGTTGAATCGACATTTACTACTGTAAACGACATATATCCGCCCATGACACTGCCTTCAGAAAACATTCGGATTATCGGAGTAGTGTCTGGCTTCATAAAAGCATCCGATGAGGTAAAACTGATTGATCCCTATGAGATTGTATTAGAGTATGAGTAA